GCTCATGGACTACTCGCAAAAGCCTACGTTCAAAAAGCTCTCGTCGTGGGAGGAACATATGCGCTCACAACAAAAGAGAAGGGAAAGTTTGGAAGATTTTTGGGCGAGTTCAAAACGGGAAAAGGATTTATTACGAAACTCCTTATCAAAGAACGATTGGCGGTTCCGTACACTGGGCAAAATAAAAAGGAAATAGCTGCTGCACAGGAAGCTAACCGAATAGCATTGATAGAAGAAGGGAAGCTATGACAGCTTGGTCTTATAGTAGAGTAAATACTTTCAAGCAATGCCCTAAGAAGTATTACCACCTTAACGTCAAGAAAGACGTTAAAGATACAGGTAGTGCGGCAACCAGGTATGGTAATAAAGTACATAAGGCTGCTGAAAAATATATAAGGGACAACACCCCCCTGGCAAAAGAATACCAGTTTATGCAAAGCACTCTGGATGCTTTTAACAACATAGCGGGTGAGAAGCATTGCGAAATAAAACTTGGTGTAGCTAAGACGGAAGAGGGTTTCGCACCAACAAAGTTTTGGGGGGACGATGTTTGGTACAGGGGCATAGCTGATCTTCTTATACTAAACGGTGAGAAAGCTTTCATAGTAGATTACAAGACAAGCAAGAACGCCAAGTATGCAGACACCAAACAACTGGATTTGCTAGCAGGTGCAGTGTTTATAAACTACCCCCAGGTGAAGAAGATAAAGTCTGCGTTGTCTTTTGTAATAAGTAACGAGTTTGTAACTAAAGAACATACCGCAGACTTGTACAAGTCTTACATCGGTGTGTTTGATGAAGCACTTGAACGTATTGAAGTGGCAGGTAACGAAGGCGTATGGAATCCTGTGGACGGCCCACTGTGTGCGTTCTGTCCGGTTACTAGCTGCGAACATAACAGGAGGTAGAGATGCCAATCAAAAAACGCAATTACAAAAAAGAATACGAGAATTACCAAGGCAGCGAAGAACAAAAGAAGAAACGTGCCAAGCGTAATGCTGCTCGACGCAAAGCGATGAAAGAAGGCAAGGTTAAGAAAGGTGACGGCAAAGATGTAGCCCACAAGAAAGCCTTAGACAAAGGCGGTAAGAACTCTGATGGTACTAGAGTAGAGAGTAAATCACGGAACCGATCCTTCAAACGGGACTCTAAAGGTAATCTAGTATCTGAAACCAGTAAGCGTGAGCGTAAGAAAAAGAAGTGAAAGTAGTCAACGATAGAGCCATCGTGCTCAAGACAAAACGTCCTCATCTGATTACCGAACGAGTAAAGAACTACAAGATACTCAAGGAAGAAAAGGGCGTATACAAGATAGCCATACCTTGGGGTTTGAAAGAATCTCAGGTGCTAGCTAGATTGAAAGTAAAAGAAGTGCCATCTCCTATGGCACGCGACTACCAGTTTACTGGGCGGTACGAACCTTTTGACCATCAGAAGAAGACCTCTTCTTTTTTGACCCTACATAAGAAGGGCTTTTGTTTCAACGAGCAAGGTACGGGTAAAACTGCATCTGTTATATGGGCAGTTGATTACCTTATGCAACAAGGGCTTGTGAATAGGGTGCTAGTCATATGCCCTCTGTCTATTATGAAATCAGCATGGCAGGAAGACTTATTTAAGTTTGCTATGCACCGCAGTTGTTCCGTAGCGCACGGTACATCCGACAGGCGTAGAAAAATACTGGCGGCAGGCTCGGAGTTCGTAATTATAAACTTTGATGGTGTAGCCGTAGTCAAGGACGAGATTCTAAACGGCGGCTTCGATATGGTTGTCATAGATGAAGCTAACGCTTATAAGAATGCTCAGACTAACAGATGGAAAACACTGCGAGACATAGTAGCAGACGTACCCTGGCTGTGGATGCTTACTGGTACTCCCGCAGCACAATCACCTGTTGATGCGTTTGGTTTAGCCAAGCTAGTCAACCCTGATGGAGTGCCTAAGTATTTTGGCCAGTTCAGGGACAAAGTGATGAACAAGATAACGCAGTATACGTGGCGACCTAAGCCAGATGCGGACAGGACAGTGCATGAAGCGTTACAGCCTGCTATTCGGTTTGAGAAGAGCAAATGTCTTGATCTACCTCCGGTCACTCATGTAGAGCGTGAAGCTCCACTAACCAAACAACAAGCTGCTTACTACAAGCTGCTGAAAGACCGCATGATGATGGAAGCAGATGGAGAGCAGGTTACCTCCGTCAATGCAGCTACTAACCTAAACAAGCTGCTGCAAATATCTGGCGGTGCTGTGTACTCTGATGAGAAAGAAGTCATAGAGTTCGACGTAAAGAATCGTTTGAAAGTAGTAAAGGAAGTAATTGAAGAAGCATCGAACAAAGTCCTGGTGTTTGTACCTTTTACCCATACCATAGAATTGCTAAATGACTTTTTGAAAACCAATAAAATACCGTGCGAGATAATCTCCGGTAAGGTTTCGGTTAATAAACGCAATGCCATAATCAAGGACTTCCAAGAGACCGATAAGATAAGGGTGCTTATTATTCAGCCCCAGGCTGCATCGCACGGATTGACGCTTACCGCTGCTAACACAGTGGTATGGTACGCTCCTGTTACTAGCGTAGAGACATACCTACAGGCCAATGCACGTATCGATAGGCCAGGGCAACACAATCCAATGACCGTTGTGCATATACGTGGTAGTGAAGTTGAGACACGACTATACAAGATGTTGCGGTCAAACATAGACCATCACCACAAGATAGTCGATTTGTACAAACAAGAATTAAATACTTGACAGTGTAAAGAACATTGATAAACTACTTCTCCCATTTGATTCAGGAGGAGTAATGAAAGAGACGCCAGACATACTAGCTAGTGCTTACATAAAGCTACGTGAAGCGATTAAGAGTAAAGAAGAGGAAATAAAAAAACTAAAAACTAAGCAAGAAAAGATTAACGAGAAGTTCATAGAGCTTTGCGAAGAGCAAAACATAGATAGTTTGAGAACGCCTGCGGGAACCGTAACACGACGAGTGCACACCAGCTACTGGGCAAGTGATTGGGATCAGATGCACGAGTTTATTGGAGAACACAAAGCTTTCCATCTGTTAGAAAGACGAGTATCTAACAGAAACATGGCAGAGTTTTTGGAAGCCAACCCAGATATAGCGCCCCCTGGCCTACAAGTAAACCGTAAGTACGTCATATCTGTACGTAAGCCGCCCAACAAGTGAAGAAGCTTGAGATGCGGGATGGGTGCTTCTTGCACCCTGATACTTACGAACCTTTGCAATCTGTACAGGTAATAATAGTAGACGGCGGTACGCTATCAAGAAACTACTATGAGGGAACTAGATTAAGCTGTTGGTCTATTGGTTGTGACTTTCCTGATAAGAAAGTACCTCCAGACACTAAGCAAGCAAACCGTTGTTTGGATTGTGTACAGAGTATAAAGACCGCACACGGTGGAGCAGCCTGCAAATACTTTACTAGGATAAAGGTTGCCTTCACTGACTCAGAATCTATCTACGAGTTAAGACTTAATGCGTTAAGTTTATTCTCAAAGGCAGATAACAGGATGACTTTATATAAATATGAAGATCATCTTGCTAGGAACGGTGAGCACGTTAGTAGCGTGCTTACAGAAATATACTTAGCTCCTTACAAGGATTTTTACAAAGTGTATTTCAAACCAGTTCGACCTCTTATTGAGGGAGAGCTTGCAGATGTAAAACGGCTTATTGAAGCTGCTGATAAACAAGATAAGGAAACCTATATGGCTAATGAGTATTACATAAAGAACGTCAAAGCGATTTACCCCCGTCTGGATCAGACTTACCACTTCAGCACAAAGTTAGGTAGGTCAGCACCATGCGATCCTTCGGCTCCTGGTGCCGCATTTGATTTACACTTCGAGATGACTGCGGAACAAAGCACGCACTTAGGCAAAGCTATATTCGCAGCATATAAAGATGCTAGGAAAGATGATTGGGCTGCAAAACCTAAAAATCCATTCAAAACATCTCTTGGCAAATCTAACCCCATAGTCGCGGAAGGTGACAACAAAATAGCTAAAGCTAAGTTGTCTGGGGTGCTTGGTGGTGAGGTAATGTCTCCACCGGCTATGGTTGATGCCAAGCTCAATCCTCTACCTGCAAACTTCAAGTTGACCACAGGTAGTATTGTCAATTTAGTTTTTGCGTTGTCTCCGTACAGTTTTGCGGGGCAGAACGGTGTTACGTTACGGCTGAAGCAAGTACAGGTAATTAAGTACATCCCTTACGTTCCACCTGCCGCCGAGCAGTTTGAGGAAGAGGAAGGGTTTGTTTTTGATGGGGCTGCTGCACCTGCTCCAGCAGTAGAAAAAGAACCTGCCACCGAAGAAGATATGTTTGACGGTGTGGAGGAAGAAGACGAGCCTGAAGTAGTAAAGGAGCCTGTCAAACGCAAGAAAAAGCAAGAAGTTGAAGCTGACGATGACGATGATATTGAAGATATTATTGCAGAGTGGGGCACTGAGGACTGATGAGCTACGGCTATACAACACGTATAGACAGGCTTAACAAAGAGGCTGATGGCCGCTTGTTGGGTGTGAAACTAGGGCGCATATGTATCAAACATGATGTGCCTGTAATTGAAGTTTCCGCTCAACTTGGGGTCAGTCGCCAAACTGTCTATAACTGGTTCATGGGTGTGCATGAACCTAATGAAGAATTATGTGAATTAATTGAGCAGATAATAGCAGAATACAAACAATGACAGACTTTGACCTCATAGAACATGTCGTTCCGAAAGGCGGCATTTACAATGTGGTCGGTATAGACAAAGGTAGATTAAGACCAAAATTTACTGATAGCTTAGAAGAGGCAAACAGCATAGCCCAGGAACTCTCTGCGGCGGGGATGGATGTTTACTTTGCCCTCGGTAAATTAAAAGAGAAAGGTAATCGGCGTGTAGAAAACGTAGAGTCTTTGGGAGCTATATGGCTCGACATAGACTGTGGTGGAGAAAAGGCCACCGAAATAGAATCCTCTACTGGACTGCCCAAGGGCTATGCCACAAGAGGAGAAGGCAGCAAAGCACTGAAAGAATTTTGTGAAACGGTGGATTTGCCTGACCCGATTATCGTTAGCTCTGGGTATGGTCTGCATGTGTACTGGGCTTTTACCGAAGAGGTGCCTACCGAAAGTTGGCAACCCATAGCGGACAAACTAGCGCAGATATGCAAGATACAAGAGTTCTACGCTGACCCTAATGTGTACGATGCTGCTCGTATATTGCGAGTCCCAGGTACATACAACCATAAGCAGGATACTCCTAGACTAGTAAAGGTAGTGCAGGCTAACACCGCACGCCATGCACCTGACGATATACGTGCTTTACTAGGAGTAGACCCTGGCGCAACTGCCCAGAAAAAGACTGCCAGACCGGTAGAACGCAGTGAGTGGGAAGAAAAGCTACAACAGAACAAGGATTATAAGTTCACTAAGATAGTGGGCAGAGAAGACCCCTGCCTGCAACTTAAAGACTGTCTGATAAACAGGGCTACCTTGTCAGAACCTAGATGGTTCAACGCCCTGTCCATTGCTAAGTTTTGCTCCGATGCTGACAAAGCTGTGCACGCAGTATCTAAAGGCCACCCTGATTACGATCCCAATGCAGTAGAGCGTAAAGTCCTGGGTATCAAAGGGCCACATTCGTGTGAAGAGTTTAGGAAGAACAATCCTGATGGGTGCAAAGGATGTGCACACAGGAAGACCATAACTCGTCCTCTTGAACTGGGAAAAATAATCAAGCGTGCGAAGAACAATCACGTCGATAGGTTTGAAGGCTACTTCCAAGGGGAGAACGGCGGCGTGTACACAATGGTTGGTGACGATGCCAAGCTAGTGTACGAGCATGAGTTTTACCTGAAAAAACAAATGTACGACACTGAAAAGTTTGTGTCTGTATTTGTATTTCATTCGCCTAATGATGGCATACGTGAGTTTTCCATAGACAATGATCGACTAGAAAAACGAGATTTAATCAGGCTTTTAGCTGCACAAGGAGTGATTACTCTTCCTATTAACCATGACAGATTACATACATATGTAATTCGGTCTATTCAACTTATGCAAGAGAGACAAAAGTCGGAAGTTATGAGAACGCAATTTGGGTGGGCAGACCACGACACTAAGTTTGTCGTAGGAGATAGAGAGGTTACTGTGGAGGGTGTATACCACACACCTCCTTCTAAGATAACCAAACCTTTTATATCACGATTCCAACCACGGGGTTCGTTAGAAAAATGGAGTGAGGTTTTTAACACCTATAACCGAGAGGGGTTAGAGGTTCAGGCATTTGCAGCATTATCTGGATTTGGTGCACCACTTTTGAAATTCACGGGGCAGAAAGGTGCCATTATAAACTTGGTGCACAGGACTGCGGGTACCGGTAAAACCACTGTACTGCGTACTGCTAATAGCATAGCAGGGCACCCCGAGTACCTACTGGGTAACCCCAAAGACACTGTGGTTGGACGTGTGACTTACCTGGGGGTGCTCAACAATATCGTAAGAACCATAGATGAGCTTAGTAATGTTACTAAAGAAGACCTTAGTGACTTTGCTTACGAATGTTCACAAGGTAAAGGAAAAGAGAAAGGTAGAAACGATGTCAATACGATACGAGACAATGACACTACCTGGCGCACGATAACGCTTACTTCTTCTAACTCGTCTTTCTACCAGAAGCTTATGGCGTACAAGAATTTAGCTGATGGTGAGATGATGCGGATCATAGAGTTGAACGTACCTCCCGCTTCTAAAAACGCAATACCCGTTGAAGAAGGGAGAGAGTTGTTTGACACACAGCTAAACGAGAACCACGGACTTGCCATAGAGCCTTATATGCAGTGGGTTTTAGCTAATCTGGAAGACGTTAAGATTCTTATCAAGAAAGTCCAACGTAAGATAGACAAGGAATTGCAACTAACACAGCGCGAAAGAAACTGGTCTGCTGTTCTGGCTGCTAACATAGTTGGAGGAATGATCGCAAATAACATAGGGCTTATAGACTTCGATATGCCCCGTATTTTCAATAAAGCTGGAGAGATACTACTAACTCTTCGCAAAGAGACCACGGCTCCGGTGGATAACTATGTATCTGTTATCGGAGACTTGATAACCCAGAACCTAAACAGAGTATTAATAGTTAATGACAAAGCGGATAAGCGCACCTCGTTACCGTCTGCACCGCAGCTTGAGCCTAAGTTTGGTGAGATATTTGTAAGGTGGGAACCAGACACCAACAAGATTTTTATACCTGTGAAACAGCTACGAAGAGAGCTACTCAAGGATGAAACTAACTACGATGACTTTATAAAGGACTTAAAGCAGCGTGGTATTTACATAAAGTCGGATAACAAACGGTTATCAAAAGGTATGGCTATAACTGCACCCTCCCAGCGGTGTTGCATATTCGATGCCTCTCACCCTGAATTTTTACAAATGAACAATCTTATGGATCAGTCAGATAGCGATGCAGATAGAGAAGGTGGAGTACCAGATAAACTGGAAAAAATTTAAAAAGGGTTGGTCGTTCTTTATCCCGTGCCTAAACGCTTCAGAAGTAAAAAAGATATTACTCGCTGAAACTAAACGTCTTAAATACAAAGTGGTTACTAAAGTAACTATAGAAGACGGGGTGCGGGGTATACGGGTATGGAGAATCTAATCTTCTGGGAAGTTTAGTATGAATGGGTTGTCTATCTTCGCATCGAATCGGAATCCTTTTGTTTCTTTCTTGGCATCGTAGTTACGTAACCTGGACTTGTAAGATCGCTCCAAGGTATCCGTATCAGCTATACCAGGAAAGTCTCGGATTAACTCCATGAGTTCTTGCTGCGCTTCGCGTATCACTTCTGGGTTAAAAGTGTCGGGGTGCTTACCTAGGAAATACTTATCCATTATACGCTGCTTTCTTGCCAACACTTTATTCTCAAAGTTTTTAGCTGCGGCACGCATTTCGTAAGTATTAGACAAATCTCCTGGGGTAAAACCTAGTGACTGCATAAATAGGTTGTAGGTGCTTATGTCTGTGTCAATGGGTGAGCCGTCTACTGAGCGAGCGCCCTCTTCTATAAATCGTCCGGTTTTAAGTATGTTACGCACTGCACTGGGAGACATGGCCTCAAGGAATCTTCCATATTCTCCTTTCTCCAAATAACGCCCCGCGTTTCTTTCTATCCCTAACGCATAACTACCAAGCGGCCCCATAGCCTGCATAAGAGCAGTCATAACGTAACCGTTTTGCTCTACGCTATATGGGTCTTCTCTGAATACAAGGCCGTTAGCCAACCCAATACGGTTAGATATTTCTAAGTTAGTTGCGTAGTTTAGTGGGCCTTTATACACCAGATCACCCGCAAACAACCTGAACTCTTCCTTAGCGTTAAATGGCTCGTCATCGTCCCCAACAACTGCATTTATCATATTAGCTAGCGTGGTGGCCGCACCAAAGAAAGGCAGGCCGTTAGCCCCTGCCAACGCTGCACTCATGCCGTATATACCTATGACTTGCCTTCTAGCCATAGCGCGTATTTCTGCATCAGGGTCAGCAGCAAAACCAAGGGGTTTTAGTAACCCTGCTTGCTTCATAGCAAGAGCAGTCACAGTGGCACTATTCCAGATAAAGGTTTTAAACGTACCCATCACGCGGCCTATAGGGTGCTGCATCAAACTTGGCCCTTCGGCTGCCATACCTGACGTGTTGACGTTCATCACCATGTCTTTAGCATATTCTAACGCAGCCTCTTCTATAGTACCTGTTTTATACTTTGCTCCTGGTGGACGCTTCTGCATAGCTAAATCAAAAGCAGCTATAGCAGTCACAGCGCGTGCATACTCTTCAGCAAGAGAGAAAGGCCGGCTTGCTAAGTCCATAAGTTTGGCGCTACGGTTGTCAAAATCTTGTGTGCTTTGTCTAGTGCCTTCGAGTATTTCTTTTTGGAAAGTATGTTTACGTTGGGCAAACAAATCCAGATAGTCTGCTACCTTCTTGTATTTGGCGCTTGTTTCCCACTTTTCCCCACGGAACGGGTTCGCGGTGCCCATAGCTTTAAGCACTGCGGCGTTAGCTCGTGCAAACCCAAAAGGCCCACTGAGCATAGGTAATGTAAGTAAAGGCACTGCGCTGGTGTTAACTATAGCGGCAGATATATTACCCGTTAAGAATAAGTTATACGCACCTGTAGTAAAGAAAGAAGTAAGGCTGTTATAAGTTGGGTTCCGTATAAACGCCGCTCTAGTCCCCGCTACTTCCTGCCTTACCGCCGCCTCTAATCCAGTAGCGTCTGCACTAGCTATGGCATTAAGTTGATTATTTATTTCAGGTAAATATTCTAAGTTGGCAAGTTTACGCCCCCACTTAATCATTGTATCGCCGTAAACGCGCACAATGTCAGGAGAACCACCAGGAGTGCCTTTCCTTTTTCGCATCCTTTGCATTATTGATTGGTCAGGATACAAAGATAAGAACGTGTCTTGCACTTGCCGTTTAGCTTCCTGCGTAGGCATTGCTGCCGTTAAGCGTGAAACAAAATCAGACGGGGGAAAATCCTGGCCTCCGACAGTCTGTTCTGTTTTATTAAAAGGCTTAACTTCAGTTATATTAGTGCCTTCATTTTTGACAAACTCGTTACGCTGGTCTGAGCTTTCAAAAGAAATAACTTTTCTCTTGCCTGAAGCGTCTACATAGTCTAAGAAAAAATTTCCAAAACGCACGGAGGGTATGTAACCAGGCAAAGGTTTGTTCTGGTCAAACAGTCTTCTTAACTCAGCTTTTGACTCTTCCGTTTGTGCGTTATCTATTACAAATTTTCTGTAGTTTTCAAAAGCGTTGCGGTAAGTCTTACGCATATCTACGTACATATTGACTACACGCTTGTCTTTCTTAGCTAGCCTGTTTAAACGTCTTACTAATTCGTTATACTTTTTCTTATCCTCTGCACTTAGTTTAGTAGCATCAAACTCCGGGTCTACACCAACTAAATCAAATCCCCCTAAGTTTGCATCCATGCCTATGTCTGATATTTCGGTTATCAGTTCAGGCACTTCTTTTTGCAACTTTTCATATACCCTGTATTTGCCCTGCACTCGGGTAATAAAATTTTCTATAGCAGCTTGTCTTTTTAGGATGGCATCTTGTAGAGGTTGCAGTTGGGGTATCTTCTCCCCAAACATTTTTATCATGTCTTGCAAGCGCAATGCTCGCAGAGCGTTTCTACCGATAGAGGCATTTTCATTGCTGTCAAATAGCTGCTGCAATCCACCTACAAGTGCGTTTCTTTTAGTGCCTGATAAGTCTGGCCCTGTATTTGACAGAGTGTTGAGTGCCTCCAACGACTCGTCAGGTGTCCCCAAGAAAAGCGTATCTGATAACGTAGGTTTAACGTCTTGAGACACGTCAAGCAGGTCGTTTACAAACTTAACGCCCTTATCGTACACACTTTGCTGGGTACGAAAACCGAAGAATCTGGCAATGGCATCCATTAGTTTTTGCCACATGCTTTGACTCTTAGGAGTCTTATATTCTTTAAGATACGCCTGGAATTGAGGGTTACTGATAAGCTCGGCAGCAAACTCTTGCAAGTCCTGACCACCATAGAACCCGTCTATGTTTGTATATAAGTCAGAGTAGAAATCGAAAAACTGTTTTGTTAACGGGTGATTTCTGTTGTTTAAAACTTGAGACACCGCAGCATGGACAGCTTCATGTAAAAACGCATGCTCAGTAAGCCCCGTTTCAGGGTCTAAAGTTATGGTGTTAGTAGTAGGGTTGTAAGAACCACTCTTACCACTAGGCATCGCTTCAACAACTATTTTAGTAGTTAGACCGAGACTACTAATCTTACGTATAACGCGTTTAATTTCTGGTGACTGAGAAGGTGCTAGTCTAGTCAAAAGCTGCTTGAAGTTACCGCGCCTGGCAATATCTGTTAGCTCATTACTAAGTGCTTTACCTTTGTACGCAGAAGTTTTTAATTCAAGCGACTCATCTAAACGTGCATATTTTGGCAGTATTTCCTTACGAATAGTTTCCGCTACAGAAGCTCTTGCCTCTCTATTTACTCCAGTCAGAAAGTCATTAAACTGTTTGTTGGGTGCGGTGGGTATGCTAGAGAGCAGAGCATCAGCTTGCTCTTTCCCTATTAATTTTTCTATAGATTCTAAGATAAGACCTTTCTTTCT